CACAATCGGATAAGCATCGGAATCCTTTTCATCAGGATACTGAGCTTTACCAATAACACGTACAGCAGCAGTAGCTTCCGTACCGGACGCACCATCAAGGTAGTAACTGGACTGACCTGTGGTTGTGCTACCGGAAGAAGCTGTGGAGCTTACGGTTACATTGTAGTTTTTGACAATGGCAAGCTCTGCCGCTGAAAGCGATAGAGAAGCCTGAATGTAATACGTCTGATCGGGATCAGTGATTACAAAGAATTTAATGTCCGTGGCTGACACTCCACCCGGCCAATACCGGGAGAATTTCTGTTCGCCATTTTCAACATACTGACAACCCATGAAAACACCAGAGGATTTCAGGGTAGCAGCAATGTACGGTGAGATCGTTGCAAAGTTTGCACCCGGAAGAACAACCGGATCACCAGTGAAAATGCTATTGGTCGGTGACTGCGCCTGACCCGTTGAGGTAAGCGTAATCATGTCCGTGACGGCTTCGTTATTGTAGCCACCGCCTTTTTTGCGAGCAGGAATGAAACCACGAAATGCTTTAGTAGTAGACATGTTTCATCTCCTTAATTATGGGAAAGCTAGTCCTGAAAGGACGGTTGTCTTCCCCGTGTTGTAACTGAACGGCTAGAGTTTGTGATAGGCATACGAGAGTCAGAGTTTTTCATCAACTGTGCATTAACTGCATCCATCTGATCATTAGCTTTCGTCTCATAGAACCTTCTCTTAGCCTTAACTTTACCGGCTGGCATTTTGGCTAACGCCAAATCCCCACGACAGACTGCACCTTGATACCGGCCTTCATCCCTCACGGCAGATGAAATTGCAAGTTCGGGAACTTCATCGGGGGCAACAAGTACCCATCCTTCCTGAAGTCTTTTCCCAACATTGAGTACATCATCGACACCTCTGACAGATATACGAATCCACCGATAAGCCATACCTTCAGCATCAAACCGGGCTTTCACCGAGTCAGGTACTTCCAGTGCATTAGGCTCTTCAAAGGTCCACTGATCTTCTCTCATGTTGTTCTCACGAACATCGCTACTACGTGATTCATTTCGTGTATTCATTTTAGTCCTCCACGTCTCTAATTAATATCAGTATATTCGCCGTCGGCATTCGTTACCTTCAGCTTTTCGGCGGCATACTTTTCAAGTGGGATACCCCATTTGTTAGCAAGATTTACGTCTTCTTTCGAAAGCTTAATCTTCCTACCAGAGTTCGGAGACGAGCGTGAAGCCCCCGATACCACTTGAGCAGGTTTGTTCGTGTTTTCCTGCACACGTTCCTGAACTTCTCCAAACTTGTGTGGAAAAGCTTCTTGAATCCTGTTGTTAACTTCGTCATAAAAGTCTTCATCATCTGGATCATATCCTTGCTCCTTTAGATCGGCATCAATTGCCAAAGCAGCGGCAGTCATAACTTTGTCCTGACCAAACCACTCATTGTTACCTGCCCATTCTTCTGCACGTCTATCTCTGCGTCTTGGTGCAGGGGCCGGTGCTTCTTGCTGAACAGGCTCAGAATATTCTTCAGAGTAACGAGACTTTACTGAAGTTACGTTCTTTAAATCTGATTGGGCATCATTAAGCATTTCCTGTGCTTGAAGTACCCGTTCCTTGTTACCTTCTTCAAATGCTTCTAGATAAGCCTGACGAGCTAAGTCAATCTTATCTGTTAGCTGCTTCTCAGATGCTTCAAGACTATTCTTACTTACATTAAAAACTTCTTCTTCTTTTTGCTTCAATGTTTCAGAAAGTTTTTTATTAGTTTCTAGTAGCTGTTCAACTTCTTCTTCACGTTCTTTACGTTGACGAATAAGCTGCCGTATTCTTTTCTCCGCACCTTTGGTTTCAATACCTTCCAGTTCAGGAGCTTGTTCTTTAACTTCTTCTTTAACTTCATCTTTAGCTTCCAGTACAGGCTGCTCTTCTTTAACTTCTTCAGGTGCATCCTGTTCAATTTCAATTTCAATCTTATCTTCTTCTGGAACTTCAACATCGTTCCAGCCATCTTGTTCTGACATTATACTCTCCGTTGCTAACGATACAAACGATTTACGTTATTAATATTATACCACACTATACTACTTTTCCCAAATCATCCAGACCCCTTTCCTAAATTAAATGTTGGATCAAGGTCTTTTGGGTCTTCTACTTTCATAATAACCTGATCATCAAACAAAAGAATAAGTCTAACTCCCTTGTAAAACAACTTGGTTCCTGCGTGTTTACCATAGCATACATAGTCACCTACGTTACACCAAGCTCCAGCAGGAAACTTATCTTTATCCATATAGGCCAAGTCTCCCATTGAAAGAACCTGTGCTACTGTGGTTAGATAAGCCATATCGTCTTTGGTAGAATCAGGCAGTAGGATACCGCCTTTGGTTACGCTTTTTACCGAGACAGGGCGAACCAAAACATGAAAGCCCGGTATGTTCGGTAATGGTGAGGGATCAGGAACTTCTTCTACATCGGTAATCCAAAGATCATTTTTGATCGCACCACCCATACTCACTTGTTGCATCTCTCTAGTCATCCTCCATATACATACGTTTTTTTACTATGTCTGTTAAGTTATCTCTGGCCCATTCAAGACTTGAAATAGACCCTACTATTTGTCGGTAATGCGAGTAATCTTCCGCAGAGCCGTTTGATAATGTAAGTCTTAGGTTATTTATTTCTTCATTAAACCCATTAACTACTTCATCCCAAATATTCATCTACTTCTTTTTAGAACCCTTCTTGCTATCAGAAGCCTTCCAAGAGAAGTCATCCCATTCATTAAGCGCACTGCGAACATTGCGACCACCTGTAATATCCTGTGCATATGCATCGCCAAAACTTTTACCAGTATCCTTTACATGTTCAGGATACCCCTTACCTTTAGTCATCATAATTATTCTCCTTTTGAGATACTGCTAATTGTGTTAAAGCTTCAAGAGCTTTCTCTTCCATATCTTTGTCATCTTTCATTCTTGCCTCTAACATATCTTTAATTGTCTGGGCAACTTCTTTTTCATTTGCTGCTGTTACTTTAAAATCTTCAAGGTCCAGCTTTCCTTCAATATCCAGTTCCTTGATACGTTCTTTAGCTTCACGATCAAGTTGTGACTTTTCTTCCTTCATGCTGTTAGCGGCATTAGTCTTGATAAGATCAATGATCTGGTCAGCTTCTTCAAGTTTAAGTTTCTTGGTCTTGAGTTCCATCTCTGCTGCCTGAACCATAGTATCAGATTGTAGCTTCTGTTTCTCAAGTTCAACCTTGGCCTGTTCCAGAGACACAAGCTGTTGTTCAGGAGATTGAGCCTGACCCATCGCCTGATTGGCATTAAGAATTTGTTGTGCTGCCTGTGCCATGACCATCTCAACAACAGCGGGATTCTGTGCTTCTTCAGGGCTAACTCCCTGCATCATCTGATCAGTCATACCATTCATCTGTTCCTGATACTTCATAATAGAATGCTCTTGAATGTTAGCCTGAAGTATAGGAGCAATCCGTTGCATGATTGGATTCTTACCATTCATCGGGTCTTGCAGATACGCCATCTTAATCTGTATATGTGCATCATGGTTCTGGCCGGGGAATGCAGCAATGGGTACACCTTTGGTAGCGGCCATAATATCTGATACAGGATCAAGCGGTTTAGGTTCAATCTTTGGTGGGAGTATCTGATCAACATTGGGCATGTTGGCAGCGTTAAGGATTGTCCGGTTAAGTTCTTCCAGATTAAACATACCGGGAGGAGACTGCTGTGCCATTTGCAGAGCCATGTTTGCCATCATCATACGGTGTGCGTTGCTGGGGATGTTAGGATCACTGACCGGAATAATATCTACACGTCCGTCAAAGTCCTGCTTAAAGATGCTGCGATCTTCATATGGAACATCATAAGGATATTCAGCAGGAAGATAGTCATAGTCAATACGAGCAAGAATGCGGAACTCATCCTTCTGGGACTTGTGAAGCCGTTTGTGAATTGCGGAGAAAAATTTACTGCTTGCTTCCAGCAGTGCCATGGTAGTTCCAACGGGTCCATAAGAGGCAGCATCGGAGATAACCTGCTCCGTGCTGTCCGCAAACTTCTGTCCAGCAGTAGCTACGAAATTCAACATCTGGAATAGAGTAGAGGAAGGCTCTTTATAGGGGAGGGGAACAATAGCCTTTGATAAGTCTATACCAGTTGCTTCAACCTCTTTGAACTCGCCGGGAGCAATAGGTTCGTTGTCGCCAACCATCCTTACTCCTTTAGCCTTAAACCCTCCCGGTAGATTTGCAAACTGCCCTGCATCTATCAGCGAACGCATTGCCGCAGTGGCACTCATAGTCAAATTACCAAGGAAGTGTATAAGACCAAGCCCGTAAAAACCAAAACCCGGTACAAACCTGTAATGAACAAAGTGTTCTATCTTTTCTTTGTTTGGATCATCTTGGTTATAGTTTCTACGAATACTTAGTATCTGTCGAGACTGACTCTCAACAGTAACAATATATGGGAGGGGAATATCTTCCCCCTCAATATCAAGATAGCAGTGCTGTTCCAGCAAGACATACTGAGGATCATTATCAGAGGAGGGAGACAACCCAATGATTGTATCCATCTTCTCTGCAAAGGTTGTAATATTATTAGCTGATGGTGTGGGAAGATCAATGTCCTGATAAACACCAGCATTAATATCCCGTGCTATTTCAACAGGACTGCGATAGATTACATGTGTGTAACGATCAGCATTGGCAAGATCAGTTGCGTAGTATGATACATAGAACTGATCAATAGGAATAAACTCAGAGCGAGGACGCTTGGTTGTTGCGTCATAGTACAGCTTCTTAAAAGCCGATCCAATAATCGGAAGATGGAACAGCATTCTTTCAAACTCATCAAAGTATTCGGGCATCTGCTCCGTTACCTGATAGTTCATAAAGTTCTGAACTCTGTTAGCCTGTAATTCTTTTTCTGCGTTTGACTTGCCAAGTATCTGTGCCTTGACAGGACCGCTTGATGGGAATAGCTCACCGGAAGCCTTGGATTGGAACTTGACTGCTGATTCAATCAGGAGAGGATGTACGGCGGTACATGCACCCTCAAAAGGTTCAGAACCCTGCTCCAGTTTAAGACCAAGAAGATCAAAGCCGCTCTCAAACATGGACTCCCACTCAGCACGGGAATCTTTATCAGACTGATAGTTTTCAATGACATCGTTGGCAATATCATTCAGTTCGTCTTCTTCAAGAAGTTCAGACATATCACCGAACCATTCAGCAATATCTTCTGATGCTTCCATACCCACAGCTTCTTCAGAAAAGTCAACAATAACACCACCATCTGAAGGATCAACCTCAAAGGTTGCGTTGGCCTCTTCTTCTATGGGCATAGCAACAACATCGCCAACTTCTTCTGGCATCATATCGTATGGATTTCTTTCAGTAGCCATTTATTTCCCTATTCAAAATTTGTTCCCTGCATTAATTATAGCATACAAACTGGTAAAGCCCAAATCTTTTATGCAGCTTTAACTGCCTCTGTTAGACATTCCAGTATGTTGCCCTGCCCCTGCTTACCCGATCCTCTTCTTCTTCGGGGTCTTCGGGATGGGAGAGGTGCCATGATTCTTTCATATAGTGTACTGCCATAGTGAGGGCATCTACTTGGTCATCATGCGCTGCATTGGGAAAACGTATAAGTTCTTCAATGAGATCGTCTGCCCACTTCTTACTCTTGGGTATCCATAACCTACCCGCTTCCATGATGGGGCTGGCTGCGTAAACTCTGGATACCTTATCCCTGTCAGGATTATATTCCATTACCGGGAGTCCCGCCCGTCGCATATCCTGTATGAGCGATTGACCAGATGCTTTTTTCTCTACCATGCAGACATCAGGCCTATGTTCATTGTATAGTTTCTGCGCCAGCCGCCGAAGTTCTGGATACTCAAAGCGGCCCTTGATGTTGCCAAGAAGTATCAGGTGGGCTGCAAAGTCCTCCCTGCCCTTATCATCTTGGTCATACATGTAGAATATGCCCCATGTTTGTATGACACTGTAGTCAGCGGTGGTAGAAGTAGAGAAGGCAGTATCAAGAGTTTGTATGACAAATTCACAGTTAGGCGGGTCTTCATAGTCCCAATCCTGTATCCACCTTTTCTTTATAAGACCGCCCTCTTCAGGTGTGGGGTCTTGCATGTATAGTGAGTTCCAGTACCTGCTTCCATTGCTTGCCTTGATCTCACTTTCGTCCATTCGCAGTACCCGATCTGGTTTCCACTGTGGGAAGTAGCTACCCCCTACAGGTAGGTCAAGTAGTTCTGCTGCGTCCTCGTCTAACCATGCAGGTATCTTCACCACCTCCCATGGTATAGTTTCATAGTCTGACATATTTTCCTGCTGCTTTAGTAGCCAGCCGCAGAGATCATCATAGTGATACCTTGTATTGATTATGACAATGGCACCATCTGGCATGATACGTGTTCTGAGTCCAGCAGGATACCACTCTTTGATAAACCTTCTACCTGCACTGGAGATCGCATCTTCCTCAGACATGGCATCATCAAGTATAGCTACATGTGCGCCACGTCCAGCAATCTGTGATCTGACACCGGCAGCATAGTATGTACCATTATGGTTTGTCTTCCACTTACCAGCAGCCCTGACATCACTTCTTAGAGA